TCAATATCAAGAATGTCTTTATCGTATGGAGTTCCATATTCGCTTGGTATTATATCAATAAAATAATTTCTTGATTTACAAAAATACTTAAGTGAATCAAAAAGGCCAACCGGTAAATTTCTTCCTTGAGAGAAGAGTTTGATCTTCCCATCCCAAATTCCATTTTTATACGCTGGCATCCATTTGTACCCAGGCGCGAAGAATGAGAAATAATCAGATATTTCCATAGCTGTACCATGATCACAGTCAACAAATAATTGACTATGAGATATCTTTTTTATTTTGATAGTTTCGAGATCTGGCATTATACCCCTGATTCAAATTTCTTATATTCGATTGCGTTACGTAATGTTTGATGGCGCCAAGTAATATTATTCAATATTTCTTTGAGAGTCTCAAGCATATTTTTATAGTATTGTACTTTATCTTCACTTTGAATTATTTCGTCATCGCTTTCGTAAAAATAATCCATATCTCCTTTAAGAGGTTTGGACATACCATCAAATGGATCATACGCCCAACCACGTTTGTCTATATCTTCTTTTGGCATCTTACCATTGTAATATAGCCATTTTGCTTTAAGGAGTTTTTTCTGATTATTTTCTTGCATACGCATACGCAATTTGACTTCAGAATAAAGTCTTAGATATTTTGCGTGGAGAAGTGGAGTTTTTGTTGAAGCTTCTGATAAATCAGATCCAATACGTGAATCTTTGTCCCAGTCATCAAGTATGGTATTCAAGTCATAAGTCGTCATAATTTACCTCATATTATAATATTATATAGATCTATTTATACAAGTACAAACTGATCAAACTGGAATGTAACACTAAAAGTAAGAAACTGTTCGTCAGTTGCAGATGTAAAATCAATACCACTCATATCAACTGGAAATGCTGATACATAACGTATTGCTTTTGTTTTGTTGTTCATTGAATTAAGTACATTGATAGTAATATCAGATACGCTCGGTGCTAACGTAGCATTTGATTCATTTGCGGTTGTATATTTTTCTAAGTTACCAGTAATCCAATTGAAGATTTCTGTATAATCATTCATATCTTCATCGATAAGAGCCGTAATTCCTAATTGACCAAAATCTACTTTGTCTCCTGGCATATATACGTTTGCTCTTCTAAACGAAACTTCAGCAGGAGCTGAGCTAATACCTGGATGAGCGACCGATTGAGCAAAGAAAGTAATATTAGGATAATTCTTCCGTTCAATAATAACCTGGAACTGGCTCGGTTGTAAATAATTTTTATTTGTTGTAAGTGCCATTAGTATAACCTCTATTATATAGGTCTATTTATACAAGTTTAGATACAAAAAAGGGTGACCGAAGTCACCCTTAATCTTAAGATTTTTAAGAAATACCTTAAAGCAATTAAGCTTGTAAGATATTGTCCACACGAAAGATTCTGAAGTACCCGTTAGTCTTCGCAGCTGCAAGACCGTTAGCTGGAGAAGATCCAACGAATGGGTTGGAAGCCATACCATAACGAGTCTTAAAGCCAATCTTAGGTTGGAAGTCGTTTTCACCAACGGCGCGAACCATTGTTAGTGGAACGTATGGGCAATAGAAGAGACCAGCATCGTAGCTGTTATCGCCTTTATAACCAACAGTTACATAATCGACTGTTGAATATGGATCGATATAAACCTTCGTACGACCATTAAGTGTACCAGCAAATGTATTACCTGTATCATCAACTTCAAGAGCTGTTGACATTGCAGGTGAATAATCAAGCATACCTGATGCAGCAAGAGCAGATGCAACATCTGATGAACAGATGATCCAGTTACCTTTACCACGACGAGTATCTTTTGCAATTTGGTTAGCTTCACGTTCGATCTGTACGATAAGACCTTTGAACTTCTCTACTGACCAACGACCATCTGCATCTGTTGACAAGTCAAAGATACCGTTGATTGCTGTATTTTCAGTGATAGCACCAGTTTTCGCTTGTGAGTTGATTGTACGAATTGTTTCGCGGTCAATCTCAGCAAGGATTTCTGTTGATAGAATGTTAGCAAGTTCTTGCTCAGCGTCAAGACCATGAATCGCTTTCAAGTCTTGTGCTAGTTCTAAGCTGTATTCAGCTTTAAGAGCACGAGTGTTTGCTGTCACTGTTGCTTTTTGGATTGTGAAACCCATTTCAGAGAAGACAGAACCACCTGCATTTGAACCAAGTGCTTCACCATCAGCTGTTGGCATAGCAGAAGCAAAGTCAGGACCTGTACGATCGTTGTCTAAGCTTGAGTCACTGTTTGAGTCAGTAAGACCAGATAGACCTGATGGATCTTGAGTTTGAGTACCAGATGAATCGCCTGTATGCTGAGTATCAGCTTCGTTGAATAGCGCTTCAGTTGAACCAGTTGTACCAGCGTCGTAACGTGAACGCATAGCAAAGATAAGACCAGTTGGTCCGCTCATTGGCTGTACTGATGCAACATCAAATGCCATCATGTTAGGCATTGCGCGACGAGCAAGAGCGATAAGGACAGGGTCCCAGTTAGCTGCAGAAGATGTAGTGTTAGCTACAGTTTCTGTTAGCTCACGTTGTTCTGCATTGGCACGTTCTTGGTTTTCAAGAATTGCTGCAACAGCTTTCATGCGAGTTTGATCTTTGATCTTACCTACAGACTCTTCGTTGAGGACAGGAGCCCATTTTTCAACTAGAGAGTGAGTTGTATTAAATTCAGTCATGTTTATAACCTTAACTTTCTGTTTTAATTACGTAACTTTTGAATGTATTGATCCATGTTAGTACCTGTAGATTCAACTACAACACCAACCTGAGTATCAACTTCTTCAGCGATTACTTTATTTTGTGGGAAATAAGATTCTTTCACTGTTTTCAATTTAGCAGAGAAAGATTCAATTGATTCGAATTCGATATTTTCGACTAGTGAATTAAACTTTTCGATTTCAGATTGAGCAAGACCTTCAGAATGTTCACGAATAACATCAGTACGTTCAAAATCGGAAATTTTATTATGCATTTCCATCATTTGTTCGATTTGACCATTCACTGTTTCTTCAAGTTCAGATACTTGCGCAGCCATATCATCGACAAGATCAATTTTTGAATCAGGTACATCAATATAAGATTCAACGAAAACTTGCTTAAGTTTTGTCATGAATTCTTCAGCAATTTCTGTACGTAGACCGTTAGACACTTCGAGCTTATTCTCAGTCATGTAAGTATCTACTACATAGTTGAGGTAAGAATCAACTTTTTCAACAAGCTCTGATTTAAAACCAGATACTTCTTCAGCAAGTTCATCTTTATAATTCTCTTCGAGACGATCGATTTCGCTTTTTAGTTTAGTTTTTAAAGCAGTTTCAAAGATGATAGCAGTTTTGGCTTTGAATTCTTCTGATAAAGTGGCTTCATCATCGACGAGTTGAGTAAGTTCAACAGAATGATCAAATGATTCTTCTACTTCCTCTTCTTCATCTGGATGTTCCATTTCACCCATCATTTTTTCGTATGCAGCCATTAACTCAGGCTTCTTCATCGCTTGTAGCTTTGAATACATAGCAGCAAGCGCAACAGCTTTAGTTTTAGCTTTTGGCTCGTTTTCAGGGGATTTATCAGTCACATCACCAGCATCGGCGACAGCATCAGCTGACGCTGCAGGAGCATCTTTAGGATCTACTTCTTTCACTTTAGTATCAACTTTGGCTTCTTCAATAGTCGTTTCTTCGTCTAGAACTTCGCTCTCGATATCGGAAACTTCTACTTCTTCAAAATTTTCATTAGACATTTTAAGTTCCTAATTATTGTTTTAATAACGAGAGGAAATTCTTAAACTCACGAACTTGTACTTCATAAGAACCTTTGCGAGTTGCCGATAGAATTTCTGTCTCCATTCTTTCAATTTCTTTAGCTTCGATAATTCCATTGTTCCAGACCCAATCCACGCCTTCCATAATACCATTTACAAATGCACTTGGTGCACTCGGATCTTGAACGATGTCCACAGTATTCAAAATGAAATCACTTTGAACAACCTGCGCGCCTTTATCTTGCTTAAGACTTCCCATACCTCTAGTTGAAACACCCAATCTTACTCCGCCATCAAGTAAACCTTTAACAATTTTACCATTTGGCGTATCAAGGATTTGGGCCTTTCCCATCACATTATTACCTTCAAACTTAAGATCGGTAATTAAATGCGAAACTTTATCCAAGTTGACAGTGGGCCCTTCGGGATGATTTAACTCACCGACGGCTCTCTTCTGACTCACTTGTTCACGGACATATTTATCAACAGCTTTTTCCATAGTCGCTTTTGGATATATGCGTCCGTTTCTATTCTTTTCATTTGCTTGCGCAAATATTCCTTCAATCACGTATTTTTTTACGGTATCACCAGCTTCATTTGCCTCGGTGATAATTGAAGTATCTAACGAATAATCGTTATATTCTGCTATTAATTTCATTTATTTCTTCTTTTTTGCAGCTTAAGATGGTTTATCATGAGTATAGCCAAGTTCTTTCATTCTTAAATGATCGTCTATAGTATTTGCTTTATAGGCTTTACCAGTCTTTGGATCGTACATTATATGAGGTTCGAATTCATCTTCATATTGGCTTCTAATCCCTGATTTTTTACGAGATTTTTTCATTGCTTTGGAACGTTTTTTATCAACTTTATAACTTGATTTAGAATATTTCTTTTTATATTTTTTTAATGCGGCTTTACCTGCTGGAGATTTACGCCATTTTGCTGCTGCCTTTTTAGCTGCTGCAGACATTTTCTTTTCATCAATAGAAGCGTCTTCAGAAACAATTCTATCCATCATATCTTCAAATTCAGCATAGTCATCTGTTCTAATTTCGCCGTTACTCATACCCCATTGCATAAATATTGTTTCTATTTTATCATTTGCAAAATGGCCATTTTTTCTATAATCAGCAATACTGCTTCTAAATTTCTTCTTAAGTTGATCAATACTTAAACCGCTATAGTCAGCAGCTTCGTTAATTTCGGCTCTAAAATTTTTAAATGAGATCATTATATTGAAACCTTTGCTAATTTAACCGCAGCATCGGCGGCAAAGATAGTATCTTCTTTTGATTTTTGGATTAACACAGTATCACCACCTGCGATTGTCATTGTACCGGCAAACGAACCAGCAAATGTAACTAAATGAGCAGTTGTTGCTGCAGTATTAACAATTCTAACATATTGAGCATTACTTACGTCAGATGCAGTACCACTTGATGTAGGAGCAGCAATTTCATTTGCTATTGGTTTAATTAAATAAGACATAAATTTATTTATCCTAACTCTTTTGTAGTCATTACAGCAACTTTTCTAGCAGTTGCAAGCGTTTCGAAACCCATATCCATTTCGTCGCCATCGATCTTTACAGTAAAAGGTAAACGTGAATCATTTGAATCTTTAAAGATTTGAATACGTATTTTACCCATTTTCTTATCGTATACGGATTTTAACGCTTCTCTAAGATGTCTAAATCTTTTCATTATTTTTCCTGCAAAGCAACTTTATATTATTTATAAAAATTATGTTTTCTAGTTATATTTATTTTTGATTTTATTGAGATAAAATGTAGTTTTTTTCAACAATCTTTTAATAATTGGATGATTTACTGAACCACCAAATGCTACTATATACGCAAATAGATCAGGGCTATATTTTAAAGAATCTTTGGCACCACCACGTAAAACATCAAGCGCTTTTTTATAATCTTTTGTTGAGCGCATTAACTGATCTGCAATATTAAAGCCATATGCTTCAACTTCATCCGTATTGCCAAAATATTCTTGAGCCTTTTGAACATCTTCGCTATCAGAATTAAATTTAGTGAATTCACGTCCTCTGATTCCGCCTCTTGACCGATACTGTTTTTGATGAATCATTTCATGAGTAAGAGAAGCAAGAACAGTTCGTACAAGCCATTGAAAACCTTCTTCAGATAAGACTATCGTTTTGTCTTTATCATTAAATACCAATTCAATTTCAATTGCAATCTCTTCAATCGCATCTTCTTCTGGATCAAAATAAGCATTGACTAACATTTGACCAGGATCGACAACCGAACTTGTAATAAAATTTACGTCAAAAGAATGCTTTGAGCCTACCTTGCTAAACATATCAGTTATTTTTTGCGGCGTATATTCTTTACCTATTAATTTAGTTTTAAGTTTTTCAAGATCTACGCGAACACCTTTTAGCGAAGGTATTTCGGTTGTTTCTCGAATGTCACTAAACTTTTTCATTAATATTCAACTTTATCGGTTAATAAGAATTTACGAGCTGGATTAATCATAACATTTGCTCTTTGCATAAATTCGCGATTGAGAAGAAATGGTATTTGAACTCTTTTATCAAGAGATACTTCTACTTCATAGATCGTATTCAAGAACTCAATGTCCATTAATATTACTGGTCTTGTTTCAGCCGGTTTCTTCAATGTGACCTTTCTATAGAGTGGTCTACGATGCTCTTTCCCCATCATTGTCCATACGACATCTTTTCCATCTATTTTAATACTATCAGCGTGAAGACTGCAAACAGATGTACTATTTCCTGTATCTAATTTACCAGTCATTTTTTGACCATCAACGGTAAAAGTTTCAAGAACACCGCATTCAGTTGCACTAGTACGCCATATATCTTTATCGTAATATAATTCCAATACGTCTTTTACTATGTCTT